TAATATCTTCAGTCCCAGCAAGAAATGGGGGTATAAGACCAGCGAGAGAAAATTCAAAATTTTCTCCATCTCCGGTTGAACTTTTAGTTAATGCTTTGAGAATTTTTTTAAGTGTGTTGTCCATCGACACAAGTCGATCTGAATCTAACTTGTCTTTATATGCCTGTTCTCTAGCATTATTTTCATTGACACCCCGAGACCGATTGTTTCTTGCTTGCTCTTCACGAGCCCTTTTTTCATTATCGGTATTGTTTTTATCGAACGATTTGCGTAATGAAGATATTCCAGATTCTATACCAGAGAACATTGCAGGGTTAGCTTCATACACAGACGCTTTGGCGCCTGCAACTAGGCTATCCTTTGCATTGCTGATTTTGCCGCCTATGTATCCGCCCAATCTTTGTAGATTTGATGCCATTTATTTCTACTCTCTGGTTAGCGTCTTCGAGACGCAGATTTCCTATTTTGTTCTTCTATACGTTCATTTTCTTTTTTCACATATTCAGTCAAGAGGGCTATGTATATCTCCCTCTCAAATGGCATCATATTGTCCAATTCCGTCAAACTATATTTATGATGTTGCATCATTGCAAAGTTTGATTTATAATAATTCAAAAGGTTATCATGAGACAAGCCTATCCGAAAAAATTTGCCATTCCCTCCAACACCGATGTTTCATCTTTCCCACACTTGGGACATGTCCATTCGATTTCTTTTTTCAATTTTGGCATACTACTGAAAAAATTTGTGATTTTTTCAAATTGTTCTTGTGAAAGATCATTTAAAAACTCTGCAATTTCACTAGGAGAAGTTTCACTCGATGGGTATACCTCTTCCGCATCGAAAATAACATCAACACAAGTAACAACCATATCAGTGATGGTTTCAATTTGAGATTGATTAGCAGCCTGTTCGATCTTATCGGCCATATTAAGTGTTGGATATTTCAACACAACACCAATTCCACTTTCTTCGTCGAGTATAATTTTTGGTTCGTGACCCTCTTCTCGGAAGATTTCGATGGCCATCAAATCTAAACTGTAATCAAATCTGTGGGTACACTCTTCACCTTCCGAATTTTTACCTCCGAGGTGTGACAATTTAAGGTCCACAATTTCACCAACCGATTTTGCTCGAAGTTTTAAAAATACATATTCAAGATCAAACATTGGCAATGTTTCTACATCAAGTTCATCAACGGTACAATTAATGATAATCTGTTTAATTGCACGTAACATTTCCGATTGTTCACTACTCTCAAGTGCCATCAACAAAATCTTTTGTTCCTTGACAAGGAATGGCCGATATTGCACAGTTTTACCAGATGACGGCAAAGTTAGTTCGTGTAACGGGGTTTTAATTTTAGGTAAAGCCATAGTATATACTCCTAGTGTATTAATAATTTATTCAAACTGTAAATGGTTCTGATTCTGCTGTATAATTAACATTGTGATAACGATAATTAAACGTCACAGAAAATCTTTGATATGTGTCACGTTCTTCCCAATTCAAATTCATAGAACTCATTGCTATTGGGAATGCATTATTTAGGTATGTTGTTGCAATTATCTGGCCGGCATCACCCAGTTGATGAATTTTAACGTCAGCTATACAATCATCATAATATGCAACAGTTCCTGCCCGGCCTGTTAATGGTGCGTCACTGCCCACACGCAAGGTGCCTGGTACGACTATCCCCTCCATCCAAACATCAAAAAAGGCTCTTTGTTTCATTCCGGCTGCAGCCAAAAATGTAAAAGTGATATCATTATATGTCATATCATTTGGTATTAAAATTGCCGGACCAGAATAGTTGTCTTCTACTGCAGAGATAGTTTTGCCAGGAAATTCTGTCGATTCTATAATAAACGGCATGGACTTTTGAGTTCTCTTTGAACTACTTGCTGCATCCACTAACGCATCAACAAACCACTTACCAACATTTTCGGATGTTTCCGAAAAATACGATCCAGCTTTAATAAAAATACCCAAATTAGGATCAGTGTTATTTAATCGGCCATTATATTCTGCATATTGCAGTTGCCTCCATCTACCTTTAATCACATTCGGCACACCAATCTCAACCGCAAATAAATTTGGCCTAGCGATACCACCCTTAAGAACGGATTGCAATCCTGATAATGAAAAATTAGACTTCTTCGCCATTACCTACCTTTCCTTTTTGATTTTTTAGTCGCGTCTGCCCACACTTCAGATGCTTGTGCCTTCTTAAATCTTTCCATCGGCAAAAATAATGCAATATCCCACTCCGCAGCTGTAATTTCCAAAAATGGAGTTTTTACGTATTCATACAAATATCGTTTTAATGTTGGTCGAAACCCAGAAAACTTTGATGCACCTTTTAAAATATCATACGTTGCCAATATTTTAGTCCTCTCGTTATATCTTTTGTCCGAAGACACTGTGTATAGTGCGTCCATAAGTTTGGCCCGTCCAGCTAATGGCAAATAATGAAAATTGATCCCAAGTATACCGTCGTTGTATTGTTCCACCGGAAATATCAACGGAAATGTATCATAATACGGCAAAGTTTTTTTATGTTTTGGGTCGTACTTAAATGAGTACATCATTCCCAGTTCCGGTCTCGATACTCGTCTTTTTTCGGAAAATTGTTTTACAACATTTCCAGGCCTAAACTTATCACTACTTTCGCCTGGTTGAATTTCACTGAAAGACTGCCTAGCAGTTTCTCTATACCATTCTCTAGACGATTTGGTTCTGGCGGGAATTTCACCCGACCGAACGCCGTTATAAATTAGTTCTTTAAATATTAACATATACTCTATTTATACATTTTAATTACGGGGTTAAGTCTTTTTCTGTAATTATTTTAAACTGCCACTTGCGATCTAAACAATATTCCGAAGCAGCTTTCCATTTTGCCTCATTAACACCCCAAGTCATAGCTTCTCTAATGTATGTTTTTGTGGGTTTTTTTGATCCAGATTTTTTTACCGGAGGCGATGTTTGTGAATATGGTTTAACTTCAATCAATGTCGTTTTAATTTCGCCAGTTTTAGTTTTAGTTTTAATAAGAAAATCCACATAATATCTGTGATATCTATTGTCAATGGGTGATAAATATGGTATAATAACCTCTTCAGAATTCCATTTTATTATAGAAGGACTTTCATCACAATAACACATAAACCTTCTTTCAAGTAAACTTCTGTAGATTATTTTGGTTGGGTCGCCCCAGTACTTATTGAAATTTTTTGGTTTAAATTTACCTTTATATCCGCGATATGACATTTTTAAATTATAAATAGAGAACAAGATAGTATTTATTTAGGAACTTTCTATGGGAAAGACGATATACCAATTAGCAGGAAATAATGGTCATCAATCTTATGCGGGTGACGACACTGGTTGGCCAGAACAATCAGACCCAAATAGTCGATATTCGAATATTGGTTCCTCACAAATTAAGTTTCCTCACAATCAAGATGCGGGTAACGACAACCATGTAACAGCATATGTTAAAATGACAATTTTAAATGCTGATGGAGCGAGAGTTAGTGAGGCTCCACAGTTATATTTGAAAGCGCCACCACAATTAAACCTATCGAATATTAATAACTATCAACAAGACGGCCCAATTTTTGGAGCAGGAACGACCGAGGGGTTAAAGGTAGCTACCGATATATTGGGAGCGTCGCAAGCTGCATCTTCCGCAGGCCAGACGGCTGTATCTGCAGCACAGGCGTTGGAGTATAGTATTAAGAAAGGTGGCGCAGGTCTAAGTGGATTTATTGCTTCTGCAGGATTAAACAATTTAAGTCAGTTTGAGTTTCTTACTAAGACCGCAATCAACCCTATGCAACAACAATTATACAAGGGACCTACATTCAGAAGATATCAATTACCTTTTAATATGAAACCTAGAAACCAGACCGATGCAGAAGAAGTTAGAAAAGCTGTAACCACATTAAAATTGGCAGCTTCGCCCTCATTAAATCAATCGACCGGATTGATTAATGATGATGATGAATCAATTACTGGTATCAATCTCACATTTGGATACCCAAATTTAATTCAATTTAATATCATAGTAAAGAAGGCTCCATTTGTGCGTGAAAGTGGTGGCGTAGGTCTTCCAGGCTGGGAAACACTTTTCAAAAGTAAACCGTGTGTTATTGAAACAGTACAATCTGACTATGGCGGTCAAAAAATAAATTTCTTTACGACTGACAATTATCCGACAGAAACTAATTTAACACTGAGTTTAATTGAAATCATTCCAAGAACTTTGGGTGATGCTAAGAGTGAAGCTCAGAATAGATCGAAGTTCATATAATGTTTAGATATTACAATAAAGTCGATTATAAAATTGATCAGTATCACTCGTTATCTGCGATTGATATTACAACTAGAACCAAAATAAATGATTATATTTTTCAAGCAGGAGGTGCGGGCGCAAGAGATTATTTGATTGCGGAAGGCGAAAGACCAGAGGGAATTGCTAACAGATTATATGGTCGTCCATCCTATGCCTATATATTATTGTTATCAAACAACATTCACAACTTGTACGACGAATGGCCAAAAGATTCTGCAACATTCAAAAAATATATCATAGAAAAATATGGATCTATTTCAAACGCAAGAAATGAAATTCGATTTTATTATACGGGTGAGGGTTTTATAATAAGTCAGGCCACTTACGAGTCGTTAATTGACGATAAAAAATACAGCAAAACAACTTATGAGTATGAATCCGATTTGAATGAAGAAAAAAGAAGAATTAAAATTTTGCAACCAAACTTGGTTAAAAGAATTGAAGTCGCAATTCAAGAATCGTTGTATTCCACAGAGAACTTATAAATGACAGCGTACAAGTTTCCTGATTTGAGGACGCAATCGTCAATTCGCGAGCCTGAACTTGACGAACATATTGCCGGATCTTACACGGTAGACTCAATAACGTTAACACTTCGTGACGGCACACCCGTAAGTGTAACCGATGTTATGACGCAGATTATTATATATGAAGATATTTTTAACCCTTCGATTTCGGGATTTATAGAAATTGACGACTTTGTTGGAGGATTGGAAAAATTCCAGCTAACTGGTGGAGAAAGTATTTCCATTAGAATTTTAAGGCCAAATGGTTACGATGTCCTAGTCGATCGCGACGATTTGATTGTACATTCAATATCCAACGGAACTTATGTAGCTAACAATAGTATCAAATACAATTTGGGATTTGTAACGAGAAGCACAATTGTTTCTCAGAAAAAACGTATATATAGATCCTACGAAAGTGATACGTCATTAAGCAATATAATAAATGATATTTGTACCGAAGATCTAGGTAAAAGTATTAACATTCAAACAAATTTGCCGAAAATTGACAGTTCTTTTGTGTCCCCAGGCTACTCGCCAATTTCGGCAATACAATACTTAGCAAAAAGATCTGGTGTTGATGGTAATTATTATTTATTTTTTGATAGATTGACTACAGGATATACATTTGCAAGTTTAAAAAATTTAAGAAACTTGGCTCCAAAAGTTTCTGGTGGTAACACAAAAGACATATACACCATTGTATATAAACCAGCAATAGGGTATACAGAAGGTAAAGGCGCTGAAACTGTTATGAGAGCAGAGTATGTCACTCCAGAAGAAAATTTCAATCATATGATTAATATGAACTATGGATTTTATCGATCTAAAGTAACCAACGTCAATATTGCAAGACGATCTTTGGAAGTTGACGTGTTCAATTATAAAGATGCTCCAGAAGATTTTTACGTTAATGATATTATAAGTGATAATAACATATTCGCTAAATTTTCTACCGGACGTATCAAAGGATCAGAAGAAATTCCCGGCGAAAGAATGGTCACTACAGCTATCAACGATCCAATGAAAGACAAAAAGGCGTGGATTAAGGCAGATCTATTCGGATCTTTTGCTCTTTCAGCAATGAGAGTTCGAGTCGGCGTAGATGGTGCTGTCAATCAATTAGGCGCTGGTGATATTGTGTATCTCAAATTACCAAGTGACGTAGAAAAATCAACCGATACTTCCATAAGTTCTATAACAGAAAACAATGTGTATTCTGGAAAATATTTCGTAACAGCTGTGAGACATGTAATAACAAACGAAGTATACTCTAAAGATTTGGAGTTGTCAAGAGGTTCGGTCAGAGAACCATTAAAATCACAGAATCAACTCAGTGCATCCGATCTACTTCCAACAAGAACAGCTGAAGAAGGGTATACGGCAAATGCTGTGGCGCAAGTAGAAAACAATGTTGTGACGGTCCCCAGTGATTATGCACTGCAAATTGATCCTGTGGTACTACAGAATTTAAGATCTTTTCGTATCGACAATCTTTTAGAAAACTCGGAAATTGTAGCTACAGCAAGACAGGAGACCCGAGAAGCCGAACAACGGTTGGCAGACAATATTAAAATTCAACAGGAAGCTGCTGCAGCAGCTGCAGAAGAATTAAAAAATCTATTGTCTGATACGGCCGTCGATGCGGAAAATAAAATACAAAATCAACGCATAGCATTTGAACGGGGTTTGACAAACGTAACAAACAGCGTTTTGACAGTACAACAACAGAGAATTGTATCCGAAGCCGCGTTAGCGGCCGAGTTGCAAAGAACAGCCGTAACTGCTCGCGAGCAGGCAGCTGCCGCGGCGGCAATTGCCAAAGCTGAGTTGGAAAAGAAAGCGTCAACGTTTGCTCAACAACAAAAAGAACGAGAAGATGCTTGGGCCGAACGTATTAAATCTATTCAAGAACAAAACGACATTGCTAGAAGAACCCTCCGTTCTTCATTAAATACGGAATTTGGCAACCAATTGACATCTCTGAACGCAACAATTGGCACCCAAATTAACAAGGGTATAGATTCTGTCAATACCAGACTGTCGAACCAAGCTAACAACATAATAGGTTTTCAGTCTATGATCGATTCACAAAAACTTGCTGTAGAAAATTTGAGAACTGGTGTTGAAACTGGAATTCAGTCATTGGCCGTTGGATTCTCTGAAGGGTTGAAAGATTTTGCTAAGACGTATGTACCAGCTTCGATATCGATTGATGGAGTTGAAAAGAAACTGAATCAGTCCGAATCACAATACTACGCAGCACCTATGTCAACAACAGAAACGGAAACTGTCAATTCACCCGAATTAACTGTTAAGGTTACTGAAACTGATGGAAATCTGAAAGAACAAATCTTTTCGATAGACACTAGAATAAATGAAACAATTTTTAAGAATATCAAACTTTTTGGTAAGAATGGTATTTCGATTAATACTGGTGATGGGGGTGGTTAATAATGATTACAGATAATCCAAATTTTACTTGGTGGATAGGTGTTGTTGAATGGAATGTTGATCCTGCGCTTTTGGGTCGTGTAAAAGTGAGAATATTTGGATATCATTCAGCTGCATATTTAAATGAAATTAAGACACAGTCTCTACCTTGGGCTGCTTGTCTGAATGCTCCGAATGTGCATGGTGCTTACGGCCGTCCTAATGTTGGAGATTGGGTTCTTGGGTTTTTCCTTGATGGATCAGATGCACAAGAACCAATGGTTCTCGGGGTTATTCCAGGCAACATTGAATCTAATATGGGTCAGGATTCTGCGAAATGGTCATCAGAATCGGAAATTTCATTCCCATCCGTCTATCAAAATCCAACCAATTCAGCTGACTCAAACAGGGACGCATACATACAGGAAATTTACGGTAAAGTTAAATTTAAACTAGATCCAGATGGAGGGTTGAGTGGGAAACCTAAAATATCACTAACGATGCCACAAGACAATACTGGGGTAGAAATATATTCTGATAATATTTCACCAATAAAACCAGTCAATCCATCGACCTATCTAAATATAGCAAATGGAAGCAATGCATCTGTTGTGATAAAAAATGAATACGAAACGTCTAAAACGAGTATAACGTTGCAAGCCGATGATATTATATTAAAAGACAAAACTGGTGTGGTTACTGTATCA